CTGTTAGTACAGATGGTTAACAACATCTGTTTAATCTGGGAAAGGGAGACAGCCTCTGTATTTCAAGCACTTGCCTTTAACCCACGACTTATTTTCGCTTCATCAACCACATGGATGTCGGTTGTGAAGTTGATCCATGGAGTCCTGAAACCAGAACCCAATTCAGCCAGAACTTGGTACACCGTATACTCGGAACCACGCCTAATCTCTGCATCCTGTTCAATCCTCCACACTTGAAAATATTCACGCATGGTTGCATCTTGCTCTAAGCAAGCTGACAATAGAACTAATGCCGCGGCCCTCTTTACCGAAATGCCTGTAACCGCAGGGTGATAATTCCTTCTCCGCTCAGGATAAACTAGATTCCAGAGAACCTCAGCTAACGAGCGTCGCTCACCACTGCGCGTCCACGTCCGTGAAAGGAAGTGAGGATCATCCTTCTTCGCGCTTCCAAGATCAGCTTCGCCAAGAGTCGTTTTGATGCCAAAGTACCTCAAGATGATATCACAATGCTTATCAGCAGACCAGGGTTCAAGCGACTTATAATACGTCAGATTATCATCACCACACTTCAAACTAACAAAGTTATGATAATCACAACCTTGCATAATTAAAGCAGTGCGATCAACAATCTGGTTGACGATAGTATTAATCGCGTAGGTCATAAGCGAACCAGAGACTTGACAGTTATCCACTCGAATTCGTCCTTTGAATGAGTCTATATCCTTATGGATATAGCTGTCGACCATCACTTGGAACCACGCCTCGTCCTCATCACTCAGCTGTCCAAACAAAGGTCTGACCACTTTCATAAACACATCTTCAAGTAGCCAACCAGCCTGGGAAGTATCAAACTTCGAGTAGTCTGATGAATACCATCGATCATACTTCTCGCGTTTAAGTTGAACCCAGGTTCGTATCTCTCTATTCGTCATGCCTCCCTCACCCCAAGGTATGCGCTGAAAAGCAGTTATGAATGGAATGGCAAAACGACCATCCATAAGCATAGCTCTCACATCCTGCATGAGGATAACTCGGCACCGCCACTTCCAAGTTTTCGGACCAGTAGGTTTCGAATTACTTGACCTGTGACTCATGACTAGAGGTAGTGCGTAGTTTCCACGCTGTAAGACATCACTACTATGCGTGGAACACCATTCAACCGCCTCAGCTAGATTCTCTCCCTTAGACCGCCTGCCAGTCCGGAACGCGAAATAACCTGCGTTCTTGTCGAGATTCCGCTGAATTGATTCCGATGCAGCTACGTCGCCTATAGACATCGGTTTGAGAACATGTCCTTGCAAAACATCAAAGACTTCGGATGCAACAGTATCGAGTGCCAAACGATAATGTTCATTCCATCGCAGTGACCTCACCTGCGTCTTCTGATACTGCTGAAGGTTCTCAGCAAGTAGGTTAAGAGAGTAAGCTGATCGCCCCGGCGCTTTCATCAGGGGATCATTCTCACAAATCAG